TTCCAAGGCTGGACATGAAAGAACCTGCACGAGCATTTCTTACCTTATTGGCTTCATTATCAAGAGACTTGAAAGCAGCATTAAGTACAGTAATGTCTTTTACAAGAGATCTGATTTGTGTTTGGGCAGGACCAAAGTTTGCATCATAACTAAATTGAGACCTAACGTCTGACACTAACTTTCACCTATCAATGAGTATGACATTCCAACGTCTGAGGTAAAACCATATTTCATGGCTCTTGCTGCCTCATCGCTACCTGTCAATTTCTTCATTGCCCTCGCTTGAATTTCTTGGTAAGATACTGGAGCATCACTTCCAGAACTTCCAGAAGAACTTTCGTCAAGTTTAACTCCCTGCAATGCAGCAAAAAACTTTTGACTTCGTTCGTCTTTCTTATAAATAGCCTCAAGTGTTGCCACAAGTTCAGGCATAGAAAGAGAACTTTCTAGTTCTTCATAATCCTTCCAGTGACCTAAAAGGAAAACTTCTGATTCTAGAGCAGCTAGGTCTAGTTCTGACCAACTAGTTCCTGAGCTGCTGCTAGCAGGTTTGGGTCGTTCAACCTAATGTCTGCTGCTACCTCTAGAATTTTATACATTGTCTGAAGATCCAAAGCATCTTCTAGCTTTTCTGGATCATTTGCCAATGCTGGATGGTATTGCTTAAATGCAATCTTTGTGCACTCTAGCAAAACACTAAGAAATTCATCTTCTGTTTCTGCTGAAGTTGCGGTTGCCCATACCTTCATTACTTCTCTTAAGTTTTTAATATTTAATGGTTTGATTGTTACTTCAGTACCGTCTAGTAGTTCTAGGTCAATACTTTCATAAATTTTTGTTGCCACAATTTCCTCCTGTGTTATTCCTTTTAATTATATAGTATTTCTCATACAAATGGAATAAGGTGGGTCCTAAGACCCACCTTAAACCTATTAAATTATAACCTAGGCAGTTTATGCACCGTATACACGGTCAATAACCTTTCCATAAGTCTGGTTTCCATCAGGAGCATTGTTTGCTTCAGCTGACGAAGGAAGAAGACGGAAGGATACAGGAAATACTGTAGCCTCATTTCTTCTAACACCCAAAGTAACTGTTTCCATAGAAAGAGCACGATAAGCGACATATAGACGCTCAACTTTCTTTCCAGCAAGTCCAGCAATTTCTGCACCTGCCTTTACCTTTTCATCTGGTCCAGGACCAACTACAAGAACTGATCTTTCTACTGGAGAGTATCCAAGAGCACCACCGTTAAGGAAGACTGTTTCTTGAGCACCGTTTGTTGCAGTAGATCCACCTGTTCTATCTGAATCCTTACCACCGATAGCAACTAAGAAGTTTTCAAGAGTAGCTTCTGTGAATGTTGTATTCAACATAACACGCTGACCTTGCTTGAAGATCTTTGCTACGTCTAGGAGTTGATCAACCTGTACTTCACCGTAATCTGGTTCAAAGGACATTTCTGCACCTTCTGAAGTATAGCCAACGTGTCTCCAGTTTGTATCGTTAACCTTTGATGGGTTTGTGAATGTTGCTGCTGGCGAGGTATCACCTAAGGTGACTCCTGCTGCTGCGATATCTGTTTCATCGTATTCTTCGCCAGCGTTTTTTCCAATGTAAAGGACACCAGCACCTACGATAATATTTTTTGCACTATAAGACATTTATTTATTTACACCTCCTGCCAATTTTAAATTTTTAGCTTTTCAGCGTTTCCTCAAGATAATAATACCACGCTGATGTTTATGATTTGGTATATTCATATGTAAGGATAAGGCTAGTAATGTACCTATCGTCTGTAGCCCTATCTCCCAAGAAATCCATATCTGGACTTTCTTGATCTGCACGAATGTACTTAAATCTTATGTTTTGACTTGCTTGTAGTGAATTGTTAATATCTTGTGCTGACTCATCAAATTTTTTAAAAGTGTCATAAATATAGGTTTTAACAAATTGTACGTTGTCATCATTATTAGCGGTATTTTCAGATCCATAAATATAATATACTGTTTGTGCTTTTTCTAAAGCCCACATTGTTCCTTTAATTGGTGGATAAACTGTGTCATATATAATTCTTACTGATGGCTTAACTATTTCTGGACCCATTTGGTCTATATGGTTTCCTGAAATTGCTTGATCAAAGTAGAGTCTTGAACCAGCTGGTTTCATTGTATTAGAAAGTGAGTTGTGAAAATCTTTAATGTTCCAAACACTATGAATTTCTTGGGTTCCAGCAATTGCCTTATTATAAAGATATTTGTTGATAATATGAATTGGAAGCTCTAATGCCATTATCTTGACCTCTTAGAAATTTTTCCTGCAGATACTGCTGCTTGCATAGCCATACTTGAAATTGTACCACTAGAAATCTTACGAAGTACGAGTTTTGTTTCTGATAATATTGCTCTTTCTATTCTTTCATAAAATCCAAGATCAATCAGAACATCATTTGCTCTGGATGTCATAAACTGATTAAAAGTTTCAGTAAAAGAGTTTTCTACTGCTACACCACCAGGATTTGCAACATAACTTTGTTTTGAAAATATAAGCTCTCCATCAATTTCAAACACTAAAGATTTAGCTCTTTTTGGAGTAATTGTTACTGGAGTTCCAGACTCCATAATAAGTGCTTTAGATTTAAATACTTGACCGCTATCACCAGGAACTTTTGATGGCAAAAAACTATACTGCAAAATTGCTTTGTTACTGTCAGAACTTATGTTTGATTTGAACAGCCTTGCCCTTGGGTCCCCAGATTGACCAGGCTCGTAAATATGATGATATCTATTTGGATTTACTCTTGCCAAGTGATCTACATAGGACTCAAAATACTTAGATATGTGTCTTAGCCCATATTCTTGTATTCTTACCTTTTCTTCATTAGATAGTCTATTAATTAACTCCGCCTGAAAGTGTGCAGTTGCTGCAATTTTTTGAGAAAGATCTCCAGTTCTAACAGATTTAAATTTTGTTTTTTTTGTTAATGAAGCAATTTTTGTGGAATCAATTCTAGCCATTTAAACTCCATTTAACTTTTGAACTTCTGGTCTAATTAAAATTGTTTCATATTCAACAATGTGTCCACGATGATCTGATATTGGAGTGCTTCCACGAGGCTCAAAGATTGTTGATCCAGATACTCCAGATGTAGGACCCTCTTTCCAAATAACTAAACCATCTGAATTTTTAATATTTGCAACCTTAACTGTTGAGTCTAAAGTAATTCCAGCTCTTAGTTTTACCATGCTGTTAGTTACCTTTAAAAAATCTTCAATGTTTACAGTTGTAGAGTTATCTCCCAGTCCAGCTCTTACGATACCCCTTGCTAAACATGGAACAGTTTGATTAAAAGACCATGTTTTTACAATAGATCCAGTAGTTGAGTTTTGTGAAATAGATGCTACATAAATGTCTGCGGTCATCGTATATGCTGATTTAGCGACACATGTCATTTAAATCACCAGCAAGTTAAAGTTCTTGTAAGGTGCAATTAATGAGTCAACTGCTAGGTTTCCAGTTCCAGAATAAATATTTGGATTGTACTCTAAATCAAATGCGTCATTCTTTACAGACTTTAGTCCTGTATTTCTATAACTCCAGTCCCCACAACGCATATCTTCTACAAGCATAATAGTTGCTTCTTTGATTGCAAGGGGTACAAATCTCCATCCGTATTCTCCACGAACGGTATAAAGGCTGTTCTTTTCAAATCCACGCTCATTGGCAAGGACTGTTGGCTCTGCCCACTCAAATAGGTTGGCACCTTCTTCAATTACTTTAAGTCTTGTTTTACTTTCTGCAATTGCAACTGGTCTATAGAATAAGTTAATTGCAGGATCTTCTGTGGAATCAAAGATAACTTGGTCATCTTTAATTACTTTATCAAACGATTCAGCTCTTTTTCTTAAGTCTAGAACATCGCTTCCCTGACCATATGCCTGAATTGATTCATAAGTAAATCCAAACTGATCACTAAGTTTAGAATCAATAATAAGTCTGGCTCTTCTCTCTAAGGCTTTTAAAGAATCTGCCTGACCAGTTATACCCAAAGCTAGTTGAAGATCCGTTACAGTTGCGTATGGTCTTACTAGTGAGGCATATAAAACATCCTCAGTAAAAGATGCTTGGTCAATTACCTGTAAGTTAATTTGAATTTTTCTGTTATATTTTACAACATCGTATGGAAGTGTAATATGGAATGGCTGGTATGCAACTGGAGTTGTTACAGCAGTCTTTTTTTCTGCTTGATCTGCAATTAAATATTCCCCAAGAGATGTATCATAAACATCGTAAACTAGGCTATCTGTTCCAGCAGGAGCCCTATATTCAATTACTAAAGGGTCTCCGTCACTAGTTAAATACTCTTTCATTAATCAATACCATAAAAAGACTTTATCTCTTCAGTTGTAGCCTTTCTAACTTCTCCTCTTGCCAAATTTAATATTTCTTCTGCTTTTTCTGCAGACAAAACTTTGAAAGGCTCTTCAATAGTAAAAGTGGTAAGATTTGCAACATTTAAAGCACTTCTTGGATGTACCATTTTTAACACAACGTCTGCTTCAGTCTGTGTCTGTACTTTTTCTTTTACTTCTACTTTAACTTCTGTTTCTTCTTTAGTTACCGCTTCAACATATGTAAAGTCTTTATCTACTTTTTCTAGATAAGATTCCCAGGTATATCCTGATGCCTCAATAGCACCAAGGTAGTCAACCTTTTTTCTTAAATCTTTTACTTCAATGTCTAGTACTTTACAAATTGCTTTAAGCTCAAGAACTGTTTTACTTTCGAACATGCGTCTGCCTCCATATTAATTATACTACAAAAAAATAGAAGAGGGGCTACATTTCTGTAACCCCTCATCTTGGTATTCAGTTTGCGATTAAGCCTGTTGACCAACTGCAATAGCTGACTTCTCTTCAAGTGCGACACCCATGCGAACGAATACTGTGTATTCCATTGTGTCCTTCTTTGGCTTGAACTCACG